GAGCTTGAAACTATACCGGTTATAACTATGTTCATATTTTGAACGGACTGAAATGTAATATGTAGCTTGTAGTCATATTTGTAATCATGTAATATGTAACCTTGTAACCTTGTAACCCCCCCCCCCCTCCATGGGTTTCATTTGAACGAAGGGCGGTGTAGATGGGGGTAGAGTGTGTTATAACTGTATATATATATATATAGATATCTATATATATATATATATATATATATATATATATATAAAAATAGATTAAGAGAAAAACTCTCTCTCTCCTCTTCTAACATCTATTCCACCCTACGTTCAAATATAATGGGGGAGACCCCCCAGGGTTACAAGGTTACAAGGTTACATGGGTTACATGGGTTACATGGGTTACAGGTTACAAAAACCCGCTACAAATGATGGGATTGTAACCGTAGAGGGTTGAGCTGGGATCAGGGGTTGACAACTGGGGTTAGGTGTGATATAATCAGGTATGATTGGATGAGGATGGGATGAGAATGGTTAGATGTGATATAGTAGTATCTGGCGAACAAGCAAAACAGTAGATGCATAAACAATATGCAGATAATTGGCAAGCAAACCAGCTCCAGAAGCAGACGCTCAAACCGGCGAACCGGCAAACCAGTAGATGTGCAGACCAGAAACAGGTATAACTAACCTGGTTCTTAATTATGAGAAGCAGAATCAGACCAATAAAGGTCTGGTTAATAATAGAAGGAGATTAGAATGATTACAGGAACTATTGTGTTAGAGGATATTAGTATCAGTTTTACAGCAGTGGGTAGCGCAAAGGGAGAGAATAGAGAAGTATTATACACTATTTCCGATGCACTTTCAGATAAGTGCGAGACAAAAACTGTTGAACAAGAAAAGTTTTTCAAAACTCTTGCCATCGCAGTACATAATGATGGAATGCCGGATTATAAGAAAGATTATGAAGATGCTGAAAGCATCCAGAGTTTGATAAGATGGATACCTTAAACTAATGGTGAGCAGAGCGAACAAGACAGGAATCGGTATCTGAATCGATATCAATCAGTTCCTGCCAAGCGTTCTGCTTACCATCAGCAACCATGGAGATGAAGATGATTGATCTATTCAGCACATACCAGGCAGAGGTTGAGCCAATAAAAGCAGAGCATGATAAGCGTTCTGAACTGGCTCAGATTATTAACGAACTATGTTTAATGTTTAAACGAAGGAAGAAATAAGATGATAAACCAAAAAAGTTACATTGGACTCATCCTCCAAAATGCAGTTTCTGTGATGCCCAAGCCAAGTATGATGCACCAACTAGCCATTGCACTGGAGCTTGAGCGTATATGTGTGAAGATTGTTTTAAAAGAGAAGGAGCTCCATTAAAACTATATACGGGCTATGAATTTATAGAAAAAGAGGAAAAGAATAATGTGTAGAACAGAACAAGATAGACTAACAGAAATCAGAACAATGCGAATTCTTATCTATTCACCATTAGCAACCAGGGATAAGTATAAACATAAGCGGGTAAGAGCAGAACATGCAGGAAAAGTGAAAATCTTCACCCCTGCAGAGATTCAGACCTATATCATACTATGTTCAAAAAATAAACAAAGTGTAAAAGGAGATAAAGAATGAGTAAAAGTTTCGTAACCAGTGTCCGCTGCGACTATCAGCACATTGCAGCTATTGGAAAGTTTTTAGAAAGTAAACAGATGAAGCCTAAAACTAGAGGTAGAATTGCTTCTATTGCTATTAAGATATTAGCTGAGCATCTTCCTGTCGAGTTTCAAACCAACTCTCTATCACAAGCAGTCAATGATCTGGCTATTATGGGCTTTCAGACAGTTACACCTAAACAGCGTTATTTTAAAGTACTTAATAAGAATCTGGAAACAGAGCAAAAAGCAGCGCCAGAGCAGGCAGATCTGGTTAGCATGGTAGAAAAGATCAAAACAAACTTGGTTCAGGCAGAGACAGAGATACCTGTTAATGATGCAGAGTATAAGAAGCAGCTTAATAGTTTGCCTGATTTAATCGTAAGCGAAGAAGGAGAAACAGATGAAACAGATTAGTAAAAAGAAGCTCATGTGCTGGAGGAAGATGATGCTGAATCGCCCAGAACACCTAACCAGCGGAGAGATAAAAATCTACAATCAACAGTTTCTGGAAATGAATCAGATACTAATAGATCTTCAACTTCAAGCGGAAATAGATAAACAAAAATAACTATGTTCAAAAATTGAACGAAGGAGGTAAGAAGATGAACATTTATCTAATAACAATTCCAGATAATAAGAATATGTATGGTTCTTATGAATCTGCAGTCGTAATTGCTTCTGATGAAGAAAATGCTCGTGCTATTCATCCATCAGGAAAAGACTGGAATGGAGAAGATTGTGAAAACTGGGCATGTATATCAGAGATAGATGTAGAGCTTTTAGGAGAAACAACTGCTGATACATCTTACTCTTCAGGTGATATTATTTGTGCCTTTTACTGGGAATAAGGAGCTCTTATGAATACTTATTGGCAAGAAATAATAGTTCTTAAAGAAGCTTATATTCAGATAAAAAAAGAACTAATTAGACTTTCTGAGAAACATAACATTCCTTATTATGAGGTTGAAACAGATCTTAATAGAAAGTTAACCGATAATTCTTATAACATACAAGGAGCTTATTATGAATAATAAAGATGTCCAATCCCTTCACAGGGAAAACTTCCTGCTTATTAAAAAGATTCAAAGAGCTGCAGGGGAACTCGGTCAACTCCGAATAGCGATTAGAGAAAAAGAAGATCTACAACAAAAAAGTTTAGAACAGCAGAAAGAGCTATGTAAAAAGATCTATATATTAGAAGGAAAAGTAACTGTCCTGCTATCTTCTAAACAAGGCGATTGGAAGAAGAAAGAAGCAACTAAACAAGTGAAGCAGATCCAAAGCATGTCCGGTTCTGAACAGGATAAAATGCTCGAAAAGCTGCTTCTTATTAGATCAAAGAGACAACAGCTTGCATGATCAGCATGGTCAGGGCAAAAATCATAGATGGTGAGAAAATCCTTGCCATCTATGGTTCCTGATGATAATATGGGTTTATTGAAATGGCATTTTGCCACCTTAAGTTTTTAAATCTTAATCTTTTAAAGAAGGAGTAAAAAGTATGAGCAAGAAAAATAAAAATGACGTTGAAAAGGCGGACGCTACAGCGGTAGATACAAAAACAGAAGTCGTAGAAGTCGTAGAAGAAGCTGTAATGGTTTACGATATGGTTAATCCAGATGCTGAGAATCCTGGCTATCTGGCTGTTGAAGCGAAGAAAGAAGGAAAAGCAGCTCGTTTATTCTATAATTTTGGTAAAGATTTGGCAGAAATGACTGAACTGTTTGGTGATACAGTTGTATTCTCCCAGGCAAGAGCTCAGATGAAGATCAAATTGCAAGCCGGTATGAGAAGTTATCTGGTTGCCGGACAGAACGTAAAAGATCTTGCCACAAAATTCATACCTGGTGTTGCTCTTGAGCGTATCCCGACTGATATGAATAAAGCCAGTGAGGAATATTTCACCGGTCTTTCTGATGATGAACAGGATGCCATGATCAAGCGCCTAATGGAAGCGAAGAATAAATAATCTGATTTAATTCTGATCGATTAACAAAACTCAGGAAGAGCTTAACCGTTCTTCCTGATTTTTAAAAAGTTCCTGAAAGGGTGAAAATGAGAAAAAGACAAGGTATCATGTTATGCTATCCCTATGAGGAAAGACGATTGACTGACCCTAAGTTCGGTTGGTCTTTCCCCCTTATTATCCAACCTAAACTTGACGGAGAACGCTGCAGGATTATCTGTCGAGGTACAGAACCTCCAATTATTCTAAGCTCTACAGAACGAAGAATCTTTTCTGTCCCACATATTTCAAAAGCAATTCAAGAGGCAAATCTCACTGATCTGGAGCTTGATGGTGAGCTTTATCTTCATGGGGAAACTTTTGAAACTATTAGTGGGATTGTTAGCAGGACAGAGAATCTTCATCCTGATCACGAACAGATGGAGTTTCACTGTTTTGATATAATTAACAAACAGTCTCAGATAGAACGCTCTTTATATCTAATGCAAGATCTTCCAGATATAAAATATATAAAGAAAGTAGATTTTCAGGTTATAACTGAGCTGAAAGATATTCCTGTCTTTTTTGATCTTTATTTGGATCTTGGTTATGAGGGAATTATTTTTCGTCATCTGAAAGCTTCTTATGAGCGTAAACGATCTCGATTCATAATGAAGTTCAAACCAAAAAAGACTGATATTTATCGTATCTTATCTGTCATTGAAGGCTCTGGTGAGCATACTCAAATGGTAGGTGCTTTTCTTTGTGCAGGTAATGATGAAACAGTTTTTAAAGTCGCTGCAGGGGAATTTACTTATGCTCAACGGGCAGCTATTTGGGAGATGCGAAAAGCAGTCATTAACAATTATCTAAAAATCAGCTATCAAAACATAACAGCACATGGAGTTCCTCGTTTCGGGCTGGCTAAACAAATTATCCAGGCGCCTGAACAGAATGAATATGAATCTATCTTATAAACTATGTTCAATTTTTGAACAAAGAGAAAGGTTTTCTTATGCCAAAAATATATATCGTTAACAAATCTATCCATGATTACTCATCAGCAGAGATCTATGGAGAGCTAGTTTTCCTCTCAGAAGGTAATTTGCGAAAATTTTCTACTAGCAGGGCATATAGAAAATTCATGCCTATTCTAAGGAATAGTTCAGAGAAAGATTATCTAATCATATCAGGTCTTCCCATGCTGAATCTTGTAGCGGCATTTATTCTCATCCGCAAACATAAGCGTTTGAATATGCTGCTTTTTGATCCGTCGCAAGGGAAGAAGAAATATATTGAAAGAATTCTTAAATAAAAGGAGAAAAAATGGAAATTATCGCAAAAACAGAAAAAGGTTGTTTAATTCATGCGACAGATATTGAAGTCCAAGCAATATTAAAAGCAGTTTCAGGAATCCTACCTGAAAAATTAAATATAGGGCAGAAAATTCCAGCCATAGACTATGCTTCAACAATTATAAAAGTAAAAGCGTTAAAAGATAATTATATTTATACGTTGATGATAGATAAAATTAACTCTTTTAACAAAGAAGTAACTATTTTAACTGAGACTGTACTTAAAGCAAGTGAAATAGAAATATAAGGAGAAAACTATCATGCCTTACTATGATGAATCTCTAACATACCATGTTCCTCCTCATCTAACCTGGAATATACAGGACGCTACAAAAGTAAAATGTTTTATGGAATGTAATCGGAAATATTTCTTCGAATATACTATGGGCTGGAGAAACCAAGGAGCTAATATTCATCTGATCTTTGGTAGCGCTTGGCATGAAGCTCTGGCACATCTTTATATGTCAGATTTTTCTGCTGCTAACATCAAGATCGCTTATTATGAACACTTCTTACCTTATTATCGTAAACATATTTTTGAGGAAGATGAGGAGATCTATTCTCCAAAAGTTCCAAAACGAGCGTATCTGGCTCTCGCATACTACGCCACCATGAGGAAGATCTTTATGCGAGATTACAAAGTGGTTTATCACAATGATGAACCTATGGTTGAGATCGGGGGAACTGTTAACCTGACTGACGAACATGAGATGGGTTTTAAGATGGATACTGTTGTTCAAGGTCCTCATGGTATCGTTTCTCTGGAGCATAAAACTGGTTCGAGTACCTGGAATTGGGCGGATCAATGGGCGTTAAACATGCAAATGGGAGTTTATTCTCACGTTCTTTACTGCCTTTATCCTGCAGAACAAGTCAGGGGAGTTATTATAGACGGAACTTTTTTCAAAAAGACGAAAGATAATGCGAAAAGTGATGCGAAAGACCCTTTTCGTCATTTTGATTTTATGGAAGTTCCTATTTATATGTCTTCCAATAGCATGAATCAGTGGCTCAACAATGCTATATGGTGGTTAGATCAAATCAAGGAACAGTTCAACGTGCTGGCGGAAAGCTCTGATTCTACTCCTATCATGCACGCTTTTCCCATGAACTCCACAAGCTGCTCAAACTGGTCTGGTTGTCAATATCATGATCTCTGTCGAGCATGGGCAAATCCGTTACAGTATACAGAAAATGTTCCGATTGGTTTTCAGATAGATTTTTGGAATCCTTTGGAAGAAGATATCAGAGTAGAATTAACCGTATAACTTCGTTTAAATTTTGAACACAGAGGTGATTAGAATGAAAGATGAAAAAGATAGAATTCGTATTCATTTTATTTTAGAGAAAGAAATAGTCGCTAATTTTGAAAGTTTTTATATTCCTTTAATTGGGGATTATCTAAATCTTAGTATATGGGATTCTTCTTTTGAACATTATCAAGTAAAAAAACGTGAGTGGGTATATGCAGTTGGAGAATTATTAAAAATAAATATAACAATTAAAGTAGTATAAAAAGGAGGTATCATTGGCATCTTTACTTAGTATCAAGAAAAAAGCAGCCCAAATAAAGCAGATGTATGACGAAGATCCCAGGAATCAGACGTTTAACGCTATTATTCACGGACCTATCAAGACAGGTAAAACTTCTCTTTTACGCACTTGTCCGAAACCTGTTTTTGTCCACTCTTTTGATCCAGGGGGAACGGATGTTCTCAAGGACATGATAGAAACAGGAGAGGTTCTGGTTGATACAAGTTTTGAGAAAGAAGATCCTTTTAAACCTAAAGCTTGTAGATCATGGGAGGATTCTTTTAACGATCTTTACAAGCAAGATTTCTTCTCTCATGTAGGAACCTTTGCCATTGACAGTATGACGACCTGGGCACAGACTATCATGTACGAGGTCATCAGGCGGGCAGTTGCTTCTCCACGGGGGAAAAAGGCAGGAAGAGTTAACGGAGGTTCTCCACAGGAAAATGACTGGCTTCCGCAGATGAGTTTTATCGAGAATTATATGCGAAAGTTCCTCTCCCTGCCTTGCCATTGCATTCTCCTTGGTCATAGCGACCTGCCGAAAGATCGAGAAGGAAACCCAGTTGGAGATCTGGGGATAATGATAACTGGGAAGCTCCGGGAACGTATCCCTGCTCTTTTTTCTGAAATCTATTATCTGCGAATAAAAGATTATAAGAAGGAAACGAGAGAGCTTCTCATCAAACCCACTTATGGAATCCAGGTTGGCACGAGACTTGGGAATGGAGGTAAGTTAGAGAAAACAGAACCACCGGATATAGGGAAGATTATGAGAAAAGTAGGTCTTGATACAACAAGTAAACCTTTATTTAATGAGATAATAATAGAACAAGAGGAGACAAGCTGATGAGTTTTTTAGATCTGAGTAATGAAAATCTGGATGATGCGAAAGAGCCAAAATGCGTAGATGAGGGAGAATATACTCTGAGCATTACTGATTGGAAAACAGATGAGGAGGGAAAAGTAGAAAAAAGAGATCTTAACGATAATCCTTTCATCATGCCTGTGCTGGAAGTCATTGAGTGCGAGGAAGCAGAATATGCTAAACCTATCACTCATTTTCTCCGCCTACCTTATCCTGAGATGAGTAAAAAAGATCGAAATGATGCCCAGTGGAATCTGAAATGCTTCTTTGATGCCTTTGAAATAGATTATACTCAGCGTCTGGATTTCGATGAAACTCTGGGAAAAACCTGCGAAGCTCTGCTGACTGTCCAGCCTGATACTGGTTACGGAGAGCAGAATCGTGTTCAGCGTTTTATTAATCCGAGATAGTTAACAGAAGGGGGAGGAGAAATCTTCCCCTTTTTAAAAGGAGAAAACATGGGAGATACATATATAGCTTAGCTCAACCTGAAAGAAATTTATTCTAAAATTGCATCTAAACTAAAAGTGCCAATAAAAAGCAATCCAAATTGCTGCCATGTGTGTGAAGTTTATATGCAGGGAGAAAAAGGAAGCAGATGATAGATAGAATAGTAGAAATAATTATTGCATGTTGTATTATAGTTAGTATTTATATTTCTATTTATGGTTTCTATCAACTCTGGACAAGAACAGAGAGACAAGAACAGCTTCAAGCATATGAAATTAAAATCGTTATTCTTAATGATAAAATCTACTGGCTTAAACAAACTAACAAACTATCAAATGTTCTGGAACAACTTCTCACTCCAATGCAGATAGATGAACTTGAGTTAATGAGTGAGCAGTTGAGACAGAGGAAGGAGAAATAATGCTAGATGAATATCAAGAGTTATTGACAGTAGTAGAGGAAATAAAAGATATACTGCGTCCAAAAGAAGAACTAACAAATCAAGCCCAACTTATCAAGCTTATCAGAACAATTACTTACTTTGGAAAGGAAAGTTGGCTCGAAAATGTTATTCAGCACTCACTACCTGAAGGAATAAATAAGTTTGGTAATGTAAACCAAATCAAAATTAAAACAGAAACAGAAACAGAAAAGGAAAAGGAATGAAAGAAAGTGCTTGCACTGGCTGCCCATTGGAAAAACAGAGCAAAAATACTCAAATTTGTTCTTTCTGTCTTCGTCGCATCCAAGCAGTGGAAGGAAAACCTATAACCGCTCCTTATCCAACACAAGCAGATGTTGAAAAAGCATGTCAAATTCTTCGCTCTTGTTATGATATGGATAAAGATCCATTAGTAACTGGATCTAAATCTTCTGTTTGCGAAAGCTGTGGAGGAGAACTCTCTTGTTATTCTGCTTCAAACCTCTGTCGAAGATGTTATCTTAGATCAGGTGAAGTATGCCGGACAGAAACATGTGAAAACAAACTTTCGCCTCATAATAAATCAGGTTTTTGCCGAGATTGTGGGAGGATTATTCATGAAAGAAAAAAGTTAGGATTAGATCCTTATGCACCTGTTAAAAAGAGAAAAAGGGTAAAAGGATATGAATAACTATGTTCAAAAAATGAACAAAGAGGAGGAAGCTAATATGAATATGGAAGAACTTAAAAAAATAGATCTAGTAAAAATGGCAGAAATGGGAGAACTCCTTAAAACAGCCTATAACTGTTTTACTAATATTTATGTATCTTTTATAGGTCATGAGCCGCCTATTATAGAATATTGGCTCTATATTGAAAAAGATATCTACGGTCAATATCATTATTCTTGGGAGAGCCTTTGCATGGCAGTTGTAAAACTTCTTAAAGATAAAAAGGAAGAAAATGAAAGATAAAAGACATAGAGTAACTATTGATATAACTCTTGAACAGGAAAAGTTCCTCTCTCAGCTTCCTTATGGAAAGAAGAAAGAACTCTTTGGCTCTATTATAGATCTTCTAATCTACTTAACCAGTCTTCATGGAGGTCGAATCTTTCAACGTATTATAGCACAGAAAATAGATATAAAAATCTTATAAGGAATCTTATGGATATTCGCTTTTTCAGAAAAAGTATCTCTCAAATGGATGATGATGAAAGTTTTAAACATATCAGATATCTACGTTCTCTGCGAAGAGAGATGAAAAAAATTAAAGAAAAAAAAGTCAAGATTAAAACAAAGGGGAAGAAGAAAACTATCATTCTATCTGCTGCTACTGATCTTGATAAACTTTCAGCAGAAGAGAAAAATATACTTCTTCAGAAAATGTTAAAACTTAAAAGAATTAAAGGAGAAAAGAAAGATGCAAAAAAGTCCAGCGTTAAAAATATCTCAAATAGTAGTTCATGATATTCTGCTCTCTGATATCGAAGTAGGGGAACGTTTTAGGAAAGATATGGGAGAACTTAATATTCTTGCTGCTTCGATAAAAAAGGACGGTCTGATACATCCTATTGCAGTAAGTAAGAATAAGGGAGAGAAACCATATCGTCTTATAGCAGGGGGTCGTCGTCTTGCTGCTATTACTCATATATGGAAAACATCTCATCCCAAAAATCCAGAGCAGCATAAAGTTTCTTGCAGAATTTTTGATGAAGATATACCAGAACTCCAACTTCGTGTTCTGGAATTTGCAGAAAATCTTTATCGTCACGATATGTCCTGGCAGGAAGAATGCAATTTGAAAGATCGTATTCACACTCTCCAACAGCAGATTCACGGTAAGAAACAATCAACATCTCCAGATGCTCCTGGGTGGTCGTTGCAAGATCTTTCTAAAATGACTGGGAAATCTAAAGGTTCTCTCTCTGGTGATCTCGCTCTTGCAAAAGTCATGAAAGATGTTCCTGAAGTAGATTGGTCTAAATTTGCAACAAAGAATGATGCACAGAAAGCATTAAAACTGGTAAAGAAAACGGTCAAACAATCCACAGATGCGGCTATAGCAAAGAAGATTATTGGAGAAGGGGATAGCCTGAAGAAGAAGCTTATAAACTCTTATCATATTATAGATTTCTTTGAAGGAGTGAAAAAACTCGGTAACGCTACAATGGATTTTATAGAGATCGATCCTCCTTATGCTATTGATTTGGAGAAACAGAAAAAAGATTATAATTATTCTGGCTATAATGAGATATCGCAAGCAGATTATCCTACTTTTATGCAAAATCTTTTCACTGAATGCTACAGAGTTCTCAAACCTAATCGCTGGATGGTATGTTGGTTCGGACCTGATCCCTGGTTCGAGAATATTCATCAGTGGCTGGAAGATGCTAAGTTTAAGAATAAAAAAATCCCTTCTATCTGGGTGAAAGAAACTCTGGATAATACTGATCATATCAGCGCTCAATGTATGAGTCCTAATCATGTTCTAGCAGCCGGTTACGAAATGTTTTTTCTTGCTCGTAAAGGTTCTCCCCAACTTAACAAACCAGGAAGTACAAATGTCTTTGGACATAGACCTATTCCTTCTCAGCAGAAAGTTCATCCAACAGAGCGTCCGATAGAACTTATAACAGATATTCTCAATACCTGCACAGCACCTGGCTCTAACATACTTGTCCCTTTTGCAGGAAGTGGAAACACTTTGATTGCAGCCGCCCAGAATCAAATGGTTTCAATCGGTTTTGATTTGACAGAGGCTTATTTTGAGAGTTTTATAATTAAAGTGCATCGCTTATTTTAATCTTCGTTCAAAAAATGAACACAGTGCAATCATTAAGGAGGAATATCTATGAAACTTCCAAAAGCTTTCACAACTGTTCCTCCTACTCATAACATAACAGCCCCTTATGTGGGAGTGGGAGAACAGCCGAACTATCAAGATGTTAAAAAAAGAAAAATGTTTGACGGGGCTGTAGGGAGAGAGCTTGATGAAGATCTTGCAGCCGCTGATCTGAGCAGACCGTTAATCTATCTTACAAATGTCATCAAGGATAAGGATAAATATAAAGAACATTACATTCAACTATATAAAAATAAAACTCTGCTGAAGGAACCAATCATCAGTGAACGTGGAATAGAATATCTAAAATTCCTCCAGTGGGAACTTGCCCAAACCAAAGCTGTTTATTTCATAGCCTTTGGAGGGATTGCTCTTTTTGCTTTAACGGAACGAACAGGTATTCAAAAATGGCGAGGGAGTGTTCTAGATTGTACACTGGTTCCTGGAAGAAAAGTGATTCCTATTCTTCACCCTGCAACTGTTGTCCCTCCCCAGAATCAGTTCTTAAACAAGCGTCTTATTATTTTTGATTTAAAACGAGTGAGGGAATATACAGAAAAACTACATGTACCTACAAAAAGATCGGTTGTTATAGAACCTTCTTTCAAACAGGTACTGGATTTTCTTTCTTTCTGTAAAACAAAAGGGCTTAATGGGAGCAGGATAAGTTATGACATCGAGGTCTATATGAATCGTGTTCATAAACAAGTAAGCTGTATTGCTTTCGCTATTAACAAGCAATCAATCTGCATACCTTTTGCTGATGGGAAGGGAGATTATTTCTCCATTCAACAAGAGGTAGATATATGGAAAAAGATTGCAGAAATTCTTGAACATCCAAAGATTAAGATTTGCGGGCAGAACCTGGTTTTTGATAATCATTTTCTGCTTCGCACATATGGGATAGTAACTACTAACATAGACGATACTATGGTCGCCCAGAATATTCTTATGTCTGATTTCCCTAAAGGTCTAGATTTCATCACATCAGTCTGGACTGATCATCCTTATTATAAAGCAGATGGGAAAGCATTCTTCTCTGGTCACGGTGTCTATCAGAAGTTCTGGCAGTATAATGCAAGTGATGCTCATATCTGTGATGAAGCTTTTCCTAAACAGCGAGAAGAAATAACAAAACTGGGATCTCTCGCTGCTTATCAGCGCCAAGTTAAGATCATCGAACCCTTAGTTTATATGATGGAAAGAGGGATTAAAGTAAATGTAAAACTGATGGAACAAGAAGGTCGAGCATATAAACAGAAAATAGAAGAATTTCAAGATGAACTCAATCAGCTTGCAGGAAAACCTTTAAACGCTAAGAGCCCTAAACAACTAAAAGAATATTTCTTGGAAGAAAAAGGAATAAAACCATATAAAAAAGCAGGAAAGATAACCTATAACGATGATGCTATGAAGCGTCTTATCAGAAAAGGTTTCCATGAAGCTAAACTGATTCAGCAGATTAGAAAATACACTAAACTTCGTTCTACTTATCTGGACATAAATAAGATTGATGAGGACGGAAGGATCAGATGTTCATATAATCCTGCAGGAACTCGTTATAGTCGCATCTCATCAAGTAAAAGTATTTGGGGAACGGGTAATAACATGCAAAACTTCCCCCATCATATTCAGAAGTTTTTAGTTCCTGATAAAGGTTATGTATACTACGCTTTCGATTTAAGCCAAGCGGAGAATAGAATAGTTGCTTATGTCGGAGAAGTAATAGATATGATTGAATGCTTCGAGACAGGCGCAGATGTTCATGCTAAAACTGCCCGAATCATTATGAAGACTTTTTTTGGAGAAGAAAAAGCAAAACAAATATCAGTAGAAGAACTTGCTCCTGTCGGGGACGGTTCTCATAAGTGGCGAGATTGGGGGAAAAAGGCCAATCATGGCTTTAACTACGACTGGGGATTCAAGAACTTTGCATTAGCTAATGAGATTCCTGAAAATGAGGGAAAATTTATTTACACTGCTTATCATAATCTTTATCCTGGTGTACAGCAATCTTATCATACTTATATTAAAGCTTGTCTTCGTTCTTCTCGTATCCTGACAAATCTCATGAAAAGAAAAACTCTTTTTCTAGGTCCTATTATAGGAGAAAAAGCTAACGAGACTTTTAAGGAAGCTTATTCTTGCATTCCACAGGGGACAGTTGGAGATATGGTTAACGAATATGGGTTAAATTATATCTATTATAATCAAAATATTTTTCGCCCAGTAGAACTTCTCCGTCAAGTCCACGATGAGATTGGTTTTCAGATTCCTCTTTCTCTCCCCTGGTCTGATCATGTCAAGCTCCTCACATTGATTAAGAAGAAACTTGAAACTCCTTTGACAACTCACAATGGAAGAACATTCATAATTCCTGCTGATCTAACAATGGGAATTCATCTGGATAAAAATAATGGATACGAAGTAGATTTCTCGAATGCTCTGGAAGCGGAACTTCAAAAGGGATGGAGAACTTTAAATGAGCTATAAAAGATTATGTTCTGATTGGTTTGATAGTTATGTGCATTACTGTCATGATTCTGAACCTCCGACAAAGTACCATGAATGGATGGCAGTTTCTATTATATCTTCTGCTTTGCAGCGGAAAAGTAGATTGGTCTGGGGTTCGCTGACTTTCTATCCTAACTTTTATATCGTATTAGTCTCCCCTCCAGGCAGAGCCCGAAAAGGGACTGCTATGAGTTTCGCTCAGGAATTTATAACCAAGATGAACATACCAATGATCAGTGATACTACATCTTTACAGGCTATGATCAGGAGAATGAGTGAGAGCACTAATACAGAGGAATCTTCTGAGGAAGGTTACTTTGAGAGTCATTCATCTGTAACTGCTTTCTCTCCTGAACTATCTGTCTTTCTTGGTTTCTCTAATAAAGAATTAGTAGCGAGTCTTTGTAACTTCTACGATTGTCTAAATGTCTTTCGCTACGAAACAATATCGAGGGATGTAGAAGAAGTCATAGGTGTTTTTCTAACTCTGATCGGAGCAACTACTCCTAGCCAGATAAAAGAATCTATGTCTATCGATACTATAGGCGCAGGTCTTCCGAGTCGTATCATCTTCGTTTATGAGGAAAAAATACAGCGTCGAGTTGTCTGTCCTTTCTTCACCCTCTCAGAGGAAGGTAAGAATCTTTATAATAAACTGATAAACGATCTAACCCAAATCAGATCTATGCGAGGCGATTTTAAAATATCCAAAAACTTTCTGACTCTTTGGACTGAGTGGTATGGGAACTATCCAGAAGACTGTGGGTTAGATCCTCAGTTCTTCGGGGGCTATTGGGAAAGACGTCCGACACATATTTTTAAACTATCAATGGTCTTCTCTGCCAGTGAGAGTAATAAGAAAGTAATAACAGCAGGTCATTTGCGAAGAGCTATAAAGCTTTTGGAAGAAACAGAGATTAAAATGCCACGTACTTTTCAATTCTCTGGACACTACAGCCAATCTGAAAACATCCAACGCATCATGGCTTATATTAGCGCACAGAAAGAAGTTTATAGAGACGAACTTATGCAGAAATTCCTAATGTTCGTTAGCGAATATGAACTGGATAATATTCTAAAAGCTCTCAGGACTGCGAAATTCATAACTGTTTTAGATGGAAAACTGGGAAGAACTATTATAAAGCATGTCCCACCCTCCGTTCAAAAATCAAACATAGAGGTGGATATAAATGAATAAGATAAAACAAACAGCAACTATTATGCATACTCTTTTTTGTGAGAAGGAACATGAAGAAGATATGATGAAATATGAAACGACTGAGAAGTGTCTTTTCTATCTGGAGCAAAGCATAGATCTAACATGGGAACTTGAAGCTCATCAGGAATGGTTGAAACAGGCTCATATGTTGGTTAAAATATCAGGTCCTATGGATTCAACAGATGTTCTGAAAGATTTGATAAAAGTTTATAATATAGCAAAACAGTTTAAAAAAATTAACGTAAAGCTTTTAGAATTTTTAAAAATCTTAATAACTTAGAAAGGAGAAACTATGCCGTTTGATGAAGACCCACAAGCAACAAGAGAAAGTTATCCCTGTCCTTGTGGAGGAATTGTTATGAAAGATGATGATAAGATGTTCTGGGAATGTGATAGTTGTGATTTTAGACGCTTAATATTAACAGTGAAAAAAGGAGAATATGACAGATCTAAAAAAACTTAAGGCCTTACTACAGAATTTTGGAATTGAATTTGAAGAAGAGAATAAACTAATTACTTGTTCTACAGGAGCAAGAAAGATAGAAGGTTACTCATGTTTTTATGTTGAATTTGTTTTTAATAAAAAAGAACAATTTGAAACTATGGGAATTTATGAATAATAATTTACAACAAACTAAAGGAGTCCCAATGAAACTGTTAGACGAAAAAATAAAACAAATTAAGATTTCTCAACGCTCTCAGCATTCAGATATAAAAGAAGTTTTAACTGAGATGAATTTTGTTATACAAGAGCTGCAGAGGAGTATTCAACTTCTTCAGGTAGGGACTCATCATCCTATTAAATATGATAAAGCATTACAGAATGTTAAAACTGCTAATGATATTATTCTGCCCGAATCTGAACTAACCGCTATGGAAAAGGCAGAACAAATTAAACAGAAATATGCCACTAAAGGAGCAGATAATAATGAATAACCTTTTTATTGATTTTGAAACATCTGGTTTTCCCAGTTCTAAAATCCCTGCTGATCATCCTAAACAGGCTTGGATTGTTGAGGCTGCTATGATTCTTATGGACGAGCAGAAGATGATAGCAAAGTATTACATGCAGATTCAGGCAGATGGAAGAAGCATTCATCCAGGTGCTCAAGGAGTTCATGGAATATCTGTTGAACAAACAGAAGCTAATGGAATGCCTGAGTCTATTTTTTGTTTTATCCTTTCCGAGCTCTTGCAGAAAACAGATCTTATTATAGGTCATAATGTGCTCTTTGAATATTCTTTTATGAAACTTCTTTTTGAAAAGAACGTATCAGAGCGAGGACTAGAAGCTATTAAAAAACTGCCTTCTTTCTGTACCATGAAAGAAACTACAGATCTTTGCAAGCTGCCTGGTAGATATGGTAAATATAAGTGGCCTAAACTTACTGAACTCTATGCGTGTCTTTTTGATAAAGAACTTACAGGCGCTCATAATGCGCTGGTTGATACAGAGGCAACTCAATCTTGTTATAATGTCTTAAATAAAATTAACAGTGGATATAAAGGAGATATATAATGTCAGCACTTAATACGCAAGTCGGGGGAGATCATTATAAAGATTTTGCAATCCAGCCCATTGAATTTAGTATGAAGAATAATCTGGGTTTTATAGAAGGCGATATTGTTAAGAGGATTTGTAGATATAAAAAAACAGGAACAGGTCTTCAGGATTTAAATAAGATTATTCATGAAGTAGAATTACTTAAAGAAATGATATTTGGATCGAAGGGGATTCCTGAAGAACCCTTATATAGAAATGATTCTCTTCCTGCAGAAGAATCAAAAACTCTCTGGGAGTGGCTAACTGCAGATCTTCAAAAAGGAAAAAAGGAGATTATGTTTTCTTTTATTAAAGAACTTCCCAAAGAAGAAGGTTATAATGAAGTTAAAAAACAAATAGAAGAAAAGATAGTATCTTCTTTCATAACAGATCTTCTCTTCCTCCTTGATACACGAGTTGAATGGGGAATAAAGGAACTCTATCTTATTATAAGCAGTCTTAAAAAGAGTAAGTATTAGTTAAAAAGATTCTTTGTTCAATTTTTGAACACAGTTGGACAAAGAATCTTTCTCCCTATCTATAAACCCTTAACGCCTTTAATTCCTCTAGAACGTTTTTTCTTCTTCTCGATGTATCTTCCCAACAGAATATCCGCCGCTGTTCCGTCTGCATCATAAGCTCTATAACCTTTGAGCAGGGTTGAGAAACCAGGTTGCCCCATAAGTCTTGGAAGAGCGGTCATATCTCCTCCGCCTAATCTCACAAGTTGTTCTGCCACAGCCCCTGTCAACTCACTCTCATATTTATATTTCCCTCCGTAAATAGGAATGAATTCTAATAATTCCAGTGCAGATTCTTTAATCGCTTTAACCTTGTTATCTGTCTGCCCCATAGATTCGTTATAAGCTTTGACTGGCTGCGGGATTGGAGAGTTCCAACCTGCTTGATCAAAAGCCTGAGAAATCAGAGTAGAAGAAATAAGCCAAGTCATAATCTTTCTGACCTGCTGAGGCTTTGTAATATCTGGATTTCTAATTCCCAGAACATGACGAGACAGATAATCAAAATTTGCAATAGTAAAAGTCTGAAGAGTTGTAATAAACTTCCCTTCCGCTGTCCGTTGAATAGGAGCTCTCGCGCTTCTTGCTGCAGAACCCTGGGCTCTCACAACAGCATCATCCGCAAAATCTCGCGCGAAATCTTGTGTTGCTTTAGCTCGTTTAGATTTATCTAGCTTCTTATATTCTAAACTCTTCTTAAACCTTGATATTCCTTCTGCTTCTGCCGCAAACCAGGTGCCATAAGAGACAATAGTATCAGTAAAAGAAAGAGGTAAGATTCCTTTTTGTTTTACCTCTTTACCCACCTTATGTAAAACCTTCCCTGTCTTTCCTGGAAACAGGGGATAACTATCTGCCGCATCCATAAGAATAGATTCAGGTGTACGAGTAGATAGAATATTAGAAGCCTTTTGAGCTCTTTTTATTTCTTCTGGACTCGTCAACTTTACACTTCCTTGTGCAAATCTTTTAACACCTACCTCAGCCAGTGTATTATTGAGAGAAGAAAACTGAACTACAGAAGAACGTAAAGCATAAGTCAGATATGAAACTGCTATATTACTACTAAGCTTAGAAAGAATTCTTCTTGCTCTCGGATTAGTAATAAACATTATAGGTTCTTTTCCCTTCTGATAATCCAACCACTCGTTAAGAAAGTTATAAGTATTCGGCGCATTTTTATATAGCTCAAATCTTGGGTGCATTAACTCATGCATATAGGCTAACTTAGAAGTCTTCCCTATCGCATCTCCTGCAATCATAGCATAGCGTTCGAAATTTCTAAATGCATCGAGCTCCAGATAACCAGGAGTATCTACTCCCCCTCTATGTTTCTCATGCCCCTTCATACTCGTGGCTCTTCCTGTTCGATCCCGCAAAGAAGGAATTTCACGGATATCTTTTAAACTATCTTGCACCTTCTTATTCTTATCAAACACAGTTACATTTTTTAACTCTTTCAACTTACTCAGATCATGAGCCCACATAGAGTAATTTATCTCTGCAGGAAAAGCCTCATAACCAGCAGCAACTCGTTCCTTATTTATTTTTGGATATAGTTCTTTATAAAGTTTCTGCAATGCATCGTAAACAACTGTCTCTTTCGGAGTTAACTCTGTAACAATATCTACTCCCATGTTTTTTAATCTAGCCACACCTCCTTCCTGCTGACTGACAGCATAGTTATCAATTCGCTCTGAACTCTTAGCACGTTCAAAAAGAGGAAGAGTTTTCTTCAACGCATTAGACTGTTTAATCAGATCCACTGATATATCAGAAGCTCTTTTCTCTATCTCGGTTGCTTTTCTATAAAAAAGATTTCGCAATTCTTTCCCTATAGAAGTAAAAATACCTTCTGAGGTCTGCATATGCCTGACTTTCTCTCCTAATACAGGGGCATTTATATTATGTGCTTGTTCTATAATCCTTGCATCTCCTCGTTTTACAGCAGGAGCGGTTCTATTTCCGGGGAGTTTCCGTCCTGCTATCAATTGCTCTGGCTTTTGATTCGGTTTCAGCCATTGAGAACTCTGATCGGGCTCTCCCATAGGAACTGTTTTCTTTCCTATTGTCATATCCAAAATCAGATTAATATTTTCTCTTGATATTCCTTGTGCTTGCAGAAGTTTCTCTGCGTTAACTCCTTTGATTTTTCTACTGAGCAAGAAGTCTCTAATCTTTTTAACATCCTTCATATCAAGCGTGATAGAACCTTTTTCATTCCAAGGATTAAAACCCTCTTCTTCCATCAGATCTTCCCATTTTTCTTTCTTAAACTTAACTTTATCTCCTTCCACCTCTCGCATCTGTTCATCCCATTCTCTTTTAACCTGCTTATTCTTCGCTTTAATCTGTTCTTTCGTAGGTTTCAAAAGCCATCCTTCTGAATGAGGATCTTTCACAAGCTCTCCTATCAATCCCTGTGCTTCAGCAGAACGTCTTGCCATGAATTCTGATTTAGCAACTCCTTCTCCCCCTGAAAGTTTTACTGGCTGCTGTCTAGCATGGTACTCTGCCAGGATGTCAGATGTTCCCAGATCTTTCTTAACAGGTTTTGGTTTCTCTACTCCAGGAAGACGCCCTGTTTCTGGATCTATCTCAAACTCTTTACTCATTCGCTGATTTAGATCTTCTATCGTTTTTGCCTCTCTTTTCATCTGTTCTTGTAACTTTTGTAAAGAGGAACTATTCTTCCGCTCTGCAATATCGATAGCTCTAATAGATAGTTTTATATCCTCGGGATTATAATTAAGGTCTTTCAGATCTTCTTTATAATATTCTTCTTTTTTCAGCTCACTCATAATTTCTTTTCTGGTCTTCTTTGCTTCTAACGCCTGTAAGATAGTTTTATATATCCCCATATCTTTGGCAATAGTTAAACCATCTTTAACCTCAGTTATAATATTCTCCTCCATAGAAGCCAGAATATCAGGTTCTATTTCTTTCTCTGTTTTATGAACTGTTTTATCTTTTACTTTCTCTTCTGCTCTCTCATCTAATTGTCTCTTATGCTCAGGAACTTCTCCTCGCCTCTCTTTTCCTTTCTTTATATCTTCTATCGTCATAGGTTTAATCTTCGGTTTATTTATTCTATCTTCTGTTCGCTGCCTAGCCAGAGTTGAATCTTTCTGCTTACTGTCCCTAACCTTTTTAGCCATATCTGAAAACTCTTTTATTCTCTGAAAAGCTTCTGGTAATTCTACTGGAGGGGCTTCAGGAATCTTAAACGGTTTGTTTGCAAGAGGTGTCTCAGTATCCAGAACAAGTTCTTGTCTCTGTGTAAGTTCTCGTAGAGCTTCCTGTGCAGATATCTTTTGCTCTCTTCCTTTTTTTAATAGTTGTTCTGCCAAGCGAAGAGAAGGAGCAGGGGCATCTTCTGGTTTCAGTGTTTCTAAATATTCCTTATAGCGTTCTAGTTTCTGTTGATCAATTCTTTCTTGCAGTTTCTTATTCGCTTTAACAGATTCTTTTCTTCCTAGATCTAAAATTCGCTGGGCAATAGGATTCAGTTCAGGCGCAGGAGCCTCAGCAAGTTTTATTGGACGAGTTGCTTCGTGAGGAAGAATTGCTTCTTGTCCTTTTGCCTGTTTCTTCTGCCATATCTCTAACTCATGCAAATTCTCTGCCTGCATGATAGCTTCTAACTCATCTACTTTCCGCTGAAACCTTGCGTCCAGATCAGAAGGAGTTTTAGATTTTTCTATATCTTTCATAAGATCATTAAGTTCGTTTGCCTTTTCTTTCATCTTAGGACTTGCAGCTGCTCTTTCTTTAATGGCTTTAGTGACTTTGTTTATCCCTGTCTTTAATTCTTTTGAACAAGCATGCATGAACTTACACAAGCCAAGAGTCAACACTTGCTCTGAAGCCCAGCCTATATTAGGTCCGTAAAACTCTGTCATATCTTCCCCGATAGCTCTAGGACCTGAGAATAGTTTATGAAAAAACTCTCCTACATTTTCTGATATCTTCCTCCCCGTTTCAGTTTTAGGCTCTCCTGCAAGACTAGGAAGCCAACCTGCTGCGACTTTTGTTTCAAAATGAATTTGTTTAGGAGATATTTTTTGTTCTTTATCTCCCAAAAGATTCAGTGTTTTTAAAGTTCCCATTGCTGTTCCCCCTAAAATCATAGAAGGAATAAAAGAATAAGCAGCCCAACCAAGCTGACCTATTGCCTCTGCAGTTCCTTGAACTCCTTCTACCGCTTTCTCCGCCGTCAGATCTCCTTTCATATCTCCCAACCATTTCGTAGCCTGAGAAGGTTTAGAAATAGTTTGTGCTTTATTTTCTGCTTCCATCTCTCCTAGCCAATTACTTTCTATAGGAGAAGATTCTGGTATAGAAGAAATCTGTTCATCTGCGTTCAATTTTTGAACAAAGTTTAAATCTTCCTCTTCTCCCGTTTGATTCTGTTTATTCATTTCTTCTAACCAATTCATATTATTCCTTTGCCTTCTCCTGGTTTATATAAATTATTTTAAGAGCTTCGTTAAGAGTCATGTTATTAGCTTTTGCTGCTTTTCTAATATCACTAATAGACAGTTTCTTTCCATTAGGAGTTTTCATATTAGTTAGTTTATAATGCCCTTTAGAAATATTAGATTTCCAACCTGGAAAAACATGTCCCTCTGTAAAAACAACAACTGCTGTATTAGAATTTAAACGCTCAGCAATCTTGTTAGCGGATTCAGCAAGAGCCAGTGGATTTTTAAGATTCTCTCCCAAAGTAGTATACAAAGTCGCCCATTGTTTCTGATAAGCAAGATCTGTTTTCGCTTTCGCTTCTCCTGTCGCTGTTCCTCTTCCCTGCGCTGCTACCCATTGAGGAAAAGCACCTCCTTCAAGTGCAATATCTCCTGTTAATTTTTCACCCTCCCCAAGTCTTAACAATGCTCGATCTCTTAGATCTGCATCTACTTGCTCTCTTTCTCCTTTTGCA